CGCTCGATCCGCCGCGTCCTCCTGCACCACCACCACCGCCAGTATATGCCAAACCGGCAGTATTTGAATTGTTAGTCGAACCACCGAGGCCACCGCCACCGTTCCCACCTGCGAACACGCCCGATCCGTTAGCAGTATCAACTCCACCACCACCACCGCCAGCAAACCATACGTTACCGAGGTATCGATCTCCGATACTATAGGTATTAGCATTAGCATAAGAAATTATAGTCGATACGATGCCGTTTCCTCCGGCACCGCCAGTAGTAGTAGTACTATCTTGACCAGGAGCACCAGCACCGCCGCCGCCACCTCCTGATGTAGAACCACCGCCTCCCGATGCTCCTCCTGGATTTCCTGCTGTTGCTGAACCACCGGCGCCGCCGCCAGACCCACCACCACCTGACCCCCCAGTACCACCAGTAGCACTGTTAGACGATCCGCCATAGCCGCCACCGTCACAGGTAATGGTAGTAAATCCTGATCCGGCTACGCTGCTTGCCGATCCGTTCTGTGTAATACCGGCTGTAGTAGTCCCCCCAGGGCCGCCTGCACCTACGGTTACAGTATATGCTTGGGCTACTAATGAGGCTGTTCCGGATTTTAATCCACCAGCACCACCACCGCCTCCACGCGACCATCCACCCCCAGCACCCCCAGCAACTACAAGATAAGTTACTGATAGACTAACCAGTGGTGTAAATGTTCCTGTGTTAATGAATACATGAGTAGTATAGCCGCCTCCTGAGAAAATGTAATCACCACCAGTTGCATAAGTTACTAACAAACCGTTAGGGTTTACACGCTGTAGAGAAACTTTCCTCGAACCGGTAGTCTTAGTACTCATTAGGTTATCTCCGACCCAAATAGATTAAAACTTAAAGTAGTAGTGCTCGCATATACGCTAACAACATCTGTAGTCGCTAAGGTTATGCCTAATGTCAGTGCTATGCTATCGTTAGCAGGTACTACAGTATCGTAACTAAGATAATGTTGAGCAAGTATGCTGGCTCCAGCTGGTCGAACAGCAACACGGAACGTTGCATTAGTGCTGGCCTGATTACAGATCATCAGCGTACTAACCACAGTGCTAGTAGTGGCGGGTACTGTATATAAAGTTGTTAGCGATGTTGCTGAGGGATTTAACTGTCCCAATACTTTGTATGTCGTCGCCATCTTATGCTCCCATTAAAAGAAAAATACTTATTGTTTCGCCACTCAGCCCAGTCGGACCTGTGGCTCCAGTCGGACCTGTAGCCCCACTGGATCCAACTACACCAGGATTGCTTAGTTCAACCCAGTGACCTATACCGTTACTATCTAAGAACCATATGTATTCAATACCGACCGTATCGTCTATCCATAGCTGCCCTGCTGTAGGTGGAGTTGGTGCTGTAGCATTTAGTGTTATAGATACGACACCAGCGGATCCGGTCGGACCAGTTACGCTTGGACCGGCCGGGCCTGTTGGGCCAGTATCACCCATAGGACCAGTATCACCAGTCGGTCCTGTTTCCCCAGTCGGTCCAGTTTCACCAGTAGGTCCAGTTTCACCAGTTGGACCAGTTTCTCCAGTTGGTCCTGTCTCTCCAGTAGGTCCTGTCTCACCTGTTGGCCCTGTCTCCCCAGTAGCACCAGTTGGGCCCGTGTCTCCTATCGATGCTATCAATGTCCAATAAGTTATGTTGTCAGGAGTTATGAAATCTGGAGCTATACTCCCATGTATTACTATACAAACATATGACGATCCATTATAAGAAACCACATCTCCTATATAATATCCAGTAACTACAGAATAATATGCATCCCACGGTCCTTTGAAACTAAATCCCTGTCCGGTAGGTCCTGTGTCACCAGTTGCACCAGTTGGTCCCGTATCACCTGTAGGACCAGTATCGCCCATTGGTCCAGTATCGCCCATTGGTCCAGTATCGCCCATTGGTCCAGTTTCACCTGTAGGTCCAGTATCACCCATAGGACCAGTATCACCCATAGGACCAGTTTCACCTGTAGGTCCAGTTTCCCCGGTTGGACCAGTTTCCCCGGTTGGACCAGTTTCCCCGGTTGGACCAGTTTCTCCTGTTGGGCCAGTATCACCCATAGGACCAGTATCACCTATAGGACCAGTATCACCCATAGGACCAGTATCACCAGTTGGTCCTTTTGGTACTATTATTTGCCAGTATGTGGGGAATTGATCAGGATATACAAATTCCGGAGAATTACTTGAATGTGTTAGTATACAAACATAAGATGAACCTAGATAAGAAACTACATCTCCTATCTGATATCCTATACTGAGAGAATGGCCTATATCCCATTCACCGTTAAAACTAAATCCTTGCCCAGTTGGTCCAGTTTCACCAGTTGGTCCAGTATCGCCAGTTGGTCCTGTTTCACCTGTAGGACCAGTATCGCCAGTAGGTCCTGTTTCCCCAGTAGGTCCTGTTTCACCAGTTGGGCCAGTATCGCCAGTTGGACCAGTATCGCCAGTAGGTCCTGTTTCACCAGTAGGTCCTGTTTCACCAGTAGGTCCTGTTTCCCCAGTTGGGCCAGTATCGCCAGTTGGTCCAGTATCACCAGTTGGACCAGTATCGCCAGTTGGACCAGTATCGCCAGTTGGTCCTGTTTCACCTGTAGGACCTGTTTCCCCAGTTGGACCAGTATCGCCAGTAGGACCAGTATCACCAATTGGACCAGTATCACCAGTTGGTCCAGTATCACCAATTGGTCCAGTATCACCAATTGGACCAGTATCACCAGTTGGTCCAGTATCACCAGTTGGTCCAGTATCACCAATTGGACCAGTATCACCAGTTGGTCCAGTATCACCAGTTGGTCCAGTATCACCAGTTGGACCTGTTTCCCCAGTTGGACCTGTTTCCCCAGTAGATCCGGTCTCACCTGTAGGTCCAGTTTCCCCAGTAGGTCCAGTTTTCCCAGTAGGTCCGGTATCACCAGTTGGTCCAGTTTCACCAGTTGGTCCAGTTTCACCAGTTGGTCCAGTATCCCCAGTAGCACCTGTGGCACCAGTATCACCTGTAGCACCAGTATCACCAGTTGGACCAGTATCACCAGTTGGGCCAGTATTTCCAGTAGGACCAGTATCCCCAGTTGGTCCTGTATCACCCTTAGCACCAGTCGGTCCAACTATACCTGAAGTGATCGCTAAAAATAAAGCATGATTCTCATCAAAGTTACCAGTACCTGTTCCGTAACTATTAACATAAGAAACAGCAATTTCAACATAAGCCGTTGCGGTTCCAACTCCGCCATGTGTTAAACTAACAACACTCCAAGTCTGATAGTTCGAACTGTCGTTCTGATCCTGTATTGTTATCTGTTGTGTAGGTTGTAATAATGCTAAGAATATATCAATGTCTGTACCATCGTTAGTTAAGTGACTTACAACAATATTAGTTACAGACGCTGTAGTATTGTTATCCCATACGATGTAACCATCTCCGGGATACTCAATAGCATTACTACTGGTCTTGCCTTTATATAGGAAGAAACTATTACTAATACCCGGAGCACCAGTTGGGCCTGTTACAAACGAATCAGCACCGGTTGGTCCGATTAACCCTGTTGGACCTGTACATCCCGTGGGTCCTGTTTCGCCAGTAGCACCAGTAGGTCCAGTCCACCCAGTAGGTCCAGTCCATCCAGTTGGTCCAGTCCATCCTGTTGGTCCAGTAGCACCAGTAGGTCCCTGGATACCTTGGTCGCCTTTTGACGCTATAAGTTTAAACTTACCTGTGTCTACAGCAGGGTTACTATGACTACCTATAACAGCAGTAGCAATACAGTCGTAGGTACTACCTTGATGTGTTACCACATCATAGGGAGAATATATTGTTCCACTGTCATAATCACCGCGGAAGTTAAATCCCTGTCCGGTAGCACCTCTTGCTCCGGTGTTTCCTTGTGTTCCTGTATCACCAGTAGCACCTGTGGGGCCAGTCCATCCAGTAGGACCAGTATCACCAGTAGGTCCAGTCCACCCAGTAGGTCCTGTAACACTCGGCCCAGTCCATCCAGTGGGTCCAGTATCGCCAGTTGGACCTGTTTCTCCAGTAGGTCCTGTAACACTTGGTCCAGTCCATCCTGTTGGCCCTGTATCGCCGGTAGGTCCTGTAACACCAGTAGGTCCGATATGTCCTGTTGGTCCAGTCCATCCTGTTGGTCCAGTTGTTCCTGTTGGTCCCGTAACACCTGTAGGACCAGTCGGTCCCATCAATCCGCCGTAAGGTAAATCTCTCCAATGGGTATTTCCGTCGCCCATTTTGAATTGATTATTGTCTGTATCTAATCCGATCTCACCTTGAGCAAGCACAGGATTAGCATCATACCACTCTTGTGCTGTTCCTCTACGTAATTGGAATTGAATGTAGGCCATTTAATTAAGTCACTCCACCGCAGTTCATATTTAGCCCTACCGTAAAGTCCGTATCGGGTCTTCCTCCATCGTATACAACTGTACCTAAATCGCCTTTAGTACCTGTAGGTCCAGTATAGCCAGTTGGTCCAGTTGGTCCAGTTGTGCCATCACTTCCGATATATCCTGCAGGACCTGTTGGACCTGTGATACCTCGCCCGGTGGGTCCGGTAACACTCGGGCCAGTTGGACCTTTCTGACTCGGAGCAGAGTCAACCCAACTATTATCATAATAAATGAATGTTCTACCACTCGTAGTATCATACCATATAGTACCTTCACTTGCTCCGGTCGGTGCTGTATCTGATACTGTTATACTAGCATTACCGCTACCAGTACCTGCTGGGCCAGTCGGGCCTGTAACACCCTGTGGACCAGTTAACGAATCCCCTGTAGCACCAGTAGCACCAGTTGGACCAGTATCACCAGTTGGACCAGTAGCACCAGTTGGACCAGTATCTCCAGTTGGCCCAGTATCTCCAGTTGGCCCAGTATCTCCAGTAGGTCCAGTTTCACCGGTAGGTCCAGTTTCACCGGTAGGTCCAGTTTCACCGGTAGGTCCAGTTTCACCGGTAGGTCCAGTATCACCAGTTGGTCCAGTATCACCAGTTGGTCCAGTATCACCAGTTGGACCTGTCTCACCAGTTGGTCCAGTATCACCAGTTGGACCTATCTCACCAGTTGGTCCTGTATCTCCAGTTGGTCCTGTATCTCCAGTTGGCCCTATCTCACCAGTTGGACCTGTCTCACCAGTTAGTCCTGTCTCTCCAGTAGGTCCAGTTTCTCCAGTTGGTCCAGTATCGCCAGTCGGTCCTGTGTCACCAGTCGGTCCAGTATCGCCAGTCGGTCCAGTAGTTCCAGTCGGTCCAGTAGTTCCAGTCGGTCCTGTAATACTCGGTCCTGTGTCCCCAGTTGGACCAGTATCGCCAGTTGGACCAGTAGTTCCAGTCGGACCAGTAACACTTGGTCCGGTGGCACCTATGTTCCCTGTAGGACCTGTTACAGTGCTTGCTGCCCCTGTAGGACCTGTAACACTTGGACCAGTTGGTCCTATCTGACTTGGAGCAGAATCTACCCAAGTTCCGTCGTAATAAATGTAAGTCCTACCACTAGCAGTATCATACCATACATCACCTACTGCTGGCCCTGTGGGTGCTGTATCCGATGCTGTTACACTACTATTACCAGTTCCTGGCCCAGTTGGTCCCGTAACACTAGCACCAGTTGGTCCCGTCGGACCCGTTCCGCCAGTCCCACCTCCACCTAATGGTATAGCAGTCTTTTGTGTAGTCCAGGTGATTCCGTCCCAATAGTATACCGCACCATTAGGTGCTAGATAAACTTCGCCGAGGGTCGGTCCGGTAGGGAATGATAAAATTGCCATGCTTGATATTTATTCAATGCTTAACGTATGAATAACCCGTACAGGGCGGTGCTAAACAAGTGATATTCATAGTGGCCCTGTCTGATACAGTGGGACTATCCTGTACTATATTAGCACCGATACCACTACCTTTTAGTCCTAACACGAAACTCTTATCAGCTGCACCTGCTTGTGTTATATTTGCTGTGTTATTATTGTTAACAGTAGCAGGATCTAAGTTGATCGCTGCTATATGATTACCGGATCCGCTCTGTAATATGCCCAATATGTTGTTGTTATTGCCCTGATTAGGAGCAACTACATAGGAATTGCCATTCATACCCGAGGGCGGTGTGCCCATAAACGCAACATGACTACCCGTATCCGATTGATTTACTGTTAGAGTATTGTTATTACCCTGGCTCAGTATTATAGATTGGCTGTTATTACTATCCACACTGATGTTATTACCCGAACCGACTTGATCTATATAAACAGATCCAGCGTAAGCCTGTGTTATTAACAGTAATCCTAATAATCTTTTCATTTTACCTGCTTTATGTTTATGATAGATCCACCAGTACGATTAACTACCTGCTTGATAGGAACATCATCTTGTGTTAGATTTACCGTAGTAGCAGAGTCTTTATCCAATGTGACGCTAGCAAAGTGTGTCGGAGCAGTCCTGTATATAGTAACAGCATTATAATCTAAGTAATATAATAGTCCTGCGTTCTTATTGGGTTTGTAGTTAATTAACATCTGTGTAGGATCGTTTAGCATGTTTTCTAACAGTTGGCTATTCAATAGATCCAACATGTTAAGTAGGAACTGATTATCCAGCGCATTAACATCTAATTTATTGCCGTTAACTGTTAATAGATTTACATTAAGGTCATCGAACTTTAGGAAGTCCTTGTCTAAGAAGTTAATATCTAATGCTGTTTTCATAGTTTGTTCTTTATCTTCAGCATGTTTGGGAGGTGTTATGATCAACATGTTATTAATCTGATCCATATTCAACTTTAGTATGACACTCTTACCTGGGTTCTGTTCTTTAGATACTGTGCGAGTCGCCTGGAACGGCTTATCAAGTATCTCTACTCCCATGTCAGTAGTCACAGATATAACACCCGTCTTACAGTCTTTCTCTATGTTCTTCCAATTAGGTGGGCAACTGGGTAATAGTATTATGAGACTGCGTCCAAGTTCATCTACAGTCATACTAAAGTCTGTACCACGCACACCAATAGTAGCACTGGGTGTTTCTACTTTAACGCTCTGTGGATTGTCCTTAGCGATCTGACCGCTGGCATAACGAGCAGTACCTAATGCTACTCTTATGCCCAGTTTACCCGCATCGCCTTTGTTTGGATCGTATACGAAGTCGTCTATGACTAGTTTGCTCTGTTCAGTTATCTGTACTTTAGTATCGTCCTTGAATGTGATCTGGGCACGTGATCGAGCAGTTACGACAGCATCATTCATCTCGACACCACTGTTAGTTTCGCTGGGAATAACTTCCTTGTTTCTCTGTATTTCCATAGGTCCCGACTGTTCAGTAACAGTCCCTATTATCGCCAGTGCGTCAGTTGCCGCTACGGACAGTAATAGTGTTATTAGAACCCACGCTCTTGACGTTAACCTTGCTGTCAACTGTTCCAGTTTGTGTCACTCCGATGTTATTGCTTGATCCTGTCACGTCTACCATAGCATCGAATCCAGTAGCACCCGCTGGGCCGCTCTGTGATATTGACACTGTGTTCTGTCCACCTGCGATCGTTATACTGGACTTCGCACCTAGTAAGTGATCGCTTGCGTTATTAATGGTTGCTGTATTGCCGTCACCGCCTGTTGTGACGATGCTTGCTGTGCTCTTAGCACCTGTGGTTATGCTTAGAGTATTTCCCGATCCTGTAGTATCTGCTGTTAGATTAGCATCGGTACAGGCCGTAGTTGGCATCGCACCACAACTTAGATTTACTACATTGTTATCGCCCGTTGCTGTTGAGTTAACTACTGCACCACCACCTTGGATGTTAACATTAGCCGTGTTGCCATAGCCGATCTGCTGAATCATAACCGTCTGATTGTTGCCGTAGAAGATAGCCTTCGTGGTTTCATTTCCCAGTTCATTGCCACCGCCAGTCTGGGTCAGATTGATGACGCTGCTGCTGCCAACCTGATCGATGTAGACCATGTTGTTTGGTCCTGCTGTGACGTTTGTTGCTAGGAATAATAGTCCCAGTGCTAATATTGCTATGTTTTTCATAGCGTTCTCCTTAGGGCGTAGGTGCCGGTTGGGATTCTGTTTTCGCTTTAGTCGAAGCGAATTTCCACAATCCCTTAGTGACACCTTGCTTGATTAGATCTACTACTGCTGCTTCGGTTGCTAGTCTAACCGCATAAGTAGATGATTCGTTAGTATTGGAACCTATTTCGGTCTGTACGCTCATAGTTCCATGATCGACAAACTTCATAATGTTTCCGCTCAGTCCAGTGCTTAATATAGTCTTAGTAGCACCTGCTGATATAAGGACTTCACCTGTGTGTACAGATATCAAACGTATAATAACCGTGACTACGTCTGTCCTATATTGCGCCGTAGCACCGATGCCGAGGAGAGCAGCACCGGCCCCACCTGAAGATAAGTTAGTATCATATCCTACTATTCCACCCTCGACCATAATGCCCGCAATGAGCATGGGAGATAAAGGTTTAGCATCCTTACCTTCATATGTTTCACGTTGATTACGTATCAACTGACGTTCTTTAATTAGATTATCAAGTCCAACTCGTTCCACTACTTGGAACCATTTACCCTTGCCTGCGTCCTGCATCGCCTTGATTAAGAATACTTCGCCGCCCTGTGTGACCGCGCTGCTCAATACGCTGAACTTATCGTTCTCCTTACGCTGCCCAGTCTTATCACCAAACCCATACATCGCAACTGTTATCTGCGGACCATCGGGTGGTGTTAGGTTAACTAAATCATTATAGCGACTCTTAGTCACGGGCTCTGGCAGATCAGTAGGTTCAATCTTATTCGATTGTTCTTTCATGACGTTACAGCCGCTGAGTATCAATGAAAACAGTATGATAGCAAGAGTTCTCAAAACTTGAAACTCCCTATTGGCACTGTTATTTCTGTGCGATTATTGTGTGTATCAACGACTACTAAGTTGATAGTCTGGTTAACTGTATCTTTAACCCAAGTTATAACGCTACCTTCGAAGTTCAGTGTCCCAGTAGTAGATCCATCAGCGAACATAGCATTGCTCAACTGTAGACTTAACTGTGCGTAGATACGTGATTCTAAATTGTTTAGGAACTTGTTTAAGTTCGTGTTGGCTGCTGCTGTTGCTGCTGCTTCTTGTCTTGCTTTAGTCGCAGATTCTCTCGCTTGCTTGCGACTGAACTCTTCTTGCTCTATAGTAAGCATGTGAGTGCTATAACCCTCGCCACTAAATGCGGGATTTTTAAAACCAAATACCATCTCACTCGCCGAAATCTGTGAGGAGAATAGTAAAAATGATAAGAAAAACGCCAGTTTACGCATACAAGCCTCCAGAATATTTATCAAGAGGCTTGTTTTTATTAAACTGCTACTTTAATTTCTTCTCTCAAATAGCGTAGCAATTCTTTATCTGTTGGCTGTACAGAGTAATTCTGCTTAAAGAATATCTCATAACTGTCGCTACCATACTTGCCAATACCATACAGTTCAGTAGCATCATTCTGATCCCACTTAGCGAACTGCTCACTCATCTTGCGGATACGTTTCTCCCGGACATTAACTAAGCCCAACGGCCATATCACTTCCTTAACAGCCTCAGGTGTTGCGTAAACAACATGGAATGGTGTAGGGAACTGTTTCATGAATAGAGGGAACACAGTCTTGACCGGCTTACGTCCAGTCTGGTTTAACATGATAACAGCGACCATATGTTGCCATATCTTCATAGGTCCCACACCAGGCAACTGTTGCTGTACCATAAGGTCGTCGCGTAGTGGTTGTATCATGGCCTATACTTTCCATACCAAAACTTGCTGCTTTCTCTCAATCTAGTGTTGCTCTCACGTACATATTCTAACAATGCCTTAGCCAGTACCGCTTGATCTCTACGCCAAGTCACATCCTCAGTCTCAGATATCTTTTCAATAAGTTCCTGTGCCATATCGATATATGGACAGGTATCATCAGGTACTACGGGCTTCTTTATCTTTAAGGCTCCCGGTATACGTGTCATTTTACCTTCTCAACTATCTTCTTATAACCTTCCTTACTAGGATGGATACCGTCTGATTGTACACCTTCAATGCCAACAACTCTATCGTTATACTTGCCGGCGATGTTGTATACGATAGTCTGTATCTCTTCGATAGGAACATTGCTGGACTGTAGATTACCAGCCGGCAGTATCCAGAATACACGTTCGGCTTTAAGACGATCACGTATCTTTAATAGTTCTTTCTCAGTCTTAACATGTGCGTGATCATTACTACCTAGGCTGATAATGGCAGTCCTGGCCACTAGATCCTCGCTAACGAATATCTTATTAAACTGCCAACTGTTGATACCACCCTTGGCTATCTTAGCACAGGTCGAATAGTATTGTTGTGCTCCAATAGCGATGCTATCACCGAGTAATAAACATTCAAACATTCTGTTTATACTCCCTCCAAGTTAACTCATACGATACTTCGAAAATATCCGGCTTACAGGCATAAAACTCGCCCTTGATGCCTTTGATAATGTAGTCGCCAACTGTCGCCATATGTTCTACTTGTGACAGGCGACCATCTTCTAGCGTACGGATATGTGCTTCATTGTTTACAATAGCACCAAGAGCGTCGCCGCAGAATAAACGCAACTCTTCTTCGTTCTCACCAGTGAACTTAACTGCTTGGATCACTACTGGCTTCTTTTCGTAGTTGTCTGGAACAAATTCTACATCTAGAGGACCAGTGACGAATGTTTCGCTATCATCGAAACTCCACCCTTCGTTCTCTAATCCCTCATCGCCTTCTTCATCGTAGATACCTTCGAGCCGTTCGATTTCATCTGTATCCATGTCATCGGGCCAGTTCCATTCTGCCCAGCAACCATCATCTAGATCACTATGGACACTATCGACAACATTGCCAAAGTCATTGACATCGTGCTGATCATCTTCTTTATAGATACTCAGATCAGGTTTAGTATCGTATTTCCATTTACCCCAACGCCACCCAACTTCACGGGTGGCAGTGAGTTCACCGTTGCTGTAAGTTTCAATCTGTGTGACGTTCTTCTTTTCTCTATTGCTAACTCGCCAGGTCATTATACATCCTCTCCTAATCTGCGTGTTGCTAGTTCCAGTGCTGCTGCTTTATCCACAGGACTTAAATCACCATACATAGTGCGCCGTGCTAGGCTCCATTGGCAAGCACGATCGATCAGATCCTGTACCTTACGATAGTCTTTAGTAATCATATAGTGTATTTCGATATCCTGTAGGAAACGCTCATAGATATCCATCTTCTCCTGTTGCTTGAGGATAACCATCTGCTGTCGCTCAGCGAAGTTGTCACGAACATTGATACCTACTTCTAGTTCAAATACTCGTTCCTCAAGTGCTTTAGTGTTATTGCGTATCTTCTTAGGTTTAGTTTCCTGTAGTTCTTCTAGTAGATCTTCTACAGTCCGTTCTTCGTCCGATTGGAACAGACGATCAACCGGAGGCGTGGATAGGTCTACAGTATGCTTTACTCGTTTTCGCATCGTGCTACTACCTTACCGCAGACTACACAGACGTCTTGGACATAGATCATTTCTTCTAGCAGTTTATCCTTGTCGTTTGGTGTAGTGCTCCATTGTCGACTAATGATCTCTTTAAGTTCTTTAGTTGGTGTATAGATGTCATAGCGTGGTTCGAACTTACAACCACGGAACCATTTTCCAATGCGGCTACATTCAGTCATCGCGTTTTGATCCCTATGTTGTTGAGCATCTCACGTGCTTCGCTACATTCTTCAACGGTTAAGTCTTCAGTCAGTATATCGGTAATCAACATTTCCAGTTCTACATCATCCATAATCTGGATAGGCTGTGCGGGATAATTAGGCCAAGGGTAAGTAAACTGGCCTTTCATAGTCCATTGCTTTTTCTCTGTCATACTGTGCTCCTGTTATTATACTATAACATCTAAAGATCGTATGTCAAGTCTTAAGTTCGCCCACACGCTTGAGGAGATACTCACGTACCACCTCAAGGTTTTTTAGTTCGTCCGCTTCTAGTTCATTCAGTTCGTCTAAACTATTAAATTTGTTTATTCGTAAATCGATGCTGTTGCGTATTTCGTAATCAAATGCGTTCTTTAAATAATAATTCATTGAAGGATTCACAGAATCAGTCCTTGCGTTCGCCGACTAACTGTAGTAGGTTAACGAAGATATTAATGAAATCCAAGTAAAGAGTCAAAGCACCCATGATGCCTGCTCGTTCTCGATCGTCGCCGTAGGTATCGTAATAGATACTCTTGATCTGCTGTACATCCCAAGCGGTTAATCCCACGAATATAACTACGCTGAGTAGGCTGATGATGAACTGTAGCATACTGCTCTGTAGGAAGATGTTAACTAGACCTGCGATTATCACACCAATCAGTCCCATCATGAGGAACGTACCCATACTGGTTAGGTCTTTCTTAGTGGTGTATCCATATAGTGCGGTAGTGCCAAACATAGTAGCACTGATAAAGAATACCTGTACGATACTGCCCAGTTTAAATACGGCAAATATACTAGCGAGGCTAAGTCCCGTAAGTCCAGCATAGACGAAGAACCACATCTTAGCAGTTGACGGTGTCATGTCTTGTATCTTAAATCCGATAAAGAATACCAGTGCCAGTGGTGCTAGCATAACGATCCATACTTGTGGGCCGCCGAAGAACAGCATGAACAACTGTGGATCAGTCCCTACGATATAGGAAATGATACCACTGAGCAGTAATCCCAATCCCATGTTATTGAATACGCTACGCATGTATTTCTGTAGTCCAACGTCGAAGTAATTGACGTCTTGTGCTCCTTGGTACAACATTTATTTCTCCTTATACCTCTATGATTAGATTGGGATCGAACCCTACACCCGCAGTATACTCTCCAGGATATCCGTGCGGATTACAGATAACCCTTGTTTCACCGATCATATAGTCGAACGCATCGTGTACGTGACCATGTATCCATAACTTGATGTTAGGATGATCTAACATGATGTGATCTAAACTAGTGTAGAAAGCATGGTTCATCATGCCCTGGTTTTGATAGCGAGGGTGGATGCTGTTCCGACTAGGTGCGTGATGCCCTAACACAACCACAGGTCCGTCATAGTCCGTTAATCCTCTATTGATACAGTCAACGGCACGATAGTGTGCTTCAACTGTGTCGATGGGACGCAGTTTATGATAGACCCCGCTGTTGTTAATCGTAATAGCCTTGTAATCATTCATCATGTCCTTCATGCTAACCACGGTTAAGGGATCAGCCTTGTTGAGGTCAGTCCATAGGCTAGTACCAATGAAACGGATACCCTGGATGTTCATCCATGTATCGTCCATGATGAAGATGTTGCTATAGGGTTCTAATGCTGTGCGGAGTCTGGCTACAGTATCATTCCACCGCCCACTGTAATGCTCGTGGTTGCCCACGACATAGAGAACTGTGTCGAACTGCTTGCTGACGTGTTCAAAGAAGCGGAGATAGTTCTCAGCATCCTTAGCATAAAAGCCGTTGTTCGGCATACCCTTAGTATCTACTACGGTACCATCTTCTTTCGTGATATAGCGAGGATTACGATAGAGATGCTCGGCTAAGCAGATATCACCAGCGAGCAGTAGGATGTCCGCACCGGCGTTATTGATCTCGATATACTTGTTAAACTCTAGATGTAGATCACTTACTATTTGTAATTTCATCGTGCTTCTCGTTATGTAAGAACCAAAGATTTGCTGCTAAACAGCCAAAAGCGACCCCTGTCATGAAGAAGTAAAAGTAATCAACATAGCGGAGATTGAGCAGTGTTAGCACTGATACTGTTATAGCCAAAGGCCAAGTCCAAGGCGGGCAACCTTGAGCAAACCATTTGTCGTAGAATCTTTTCATTGTTGAGTTCATCAGAAATCTCCTGGTGCTACCTGTACGACCCGAACGCCTTGTTCTCGGATAGCATCCACAACTTGTTGTCTATCATCGATCCACAGGAAAGGTTCTCCATGCTTTTCACGGATCTGTTTCAGCAGTTCGACTTTAACAATGCTGTCTTGTCTGTAGTCGCCCTTCGCCCTCATATACAGTCCTTCGTAGGTAAATTTGTTATCAGCCAGCCACTGTTCGGTGATCTCACGATTTTCTTCACCTCGGCCACTACAGAACACTAGATCGGAATACATGCTCAGATTAGTGACCATCCATTGAATATCCGCATAGACGGTATCCTGTGCCATACCTGCGTTAAAGGCTTTCCAGTTCTTGGGCTTAGTGGCCACATACTGGCGACGATGCTCGATATTAGCAACAGTTCCGTCAATATCACATACTATTGTTTTCATCATACCGTATTATAACAGATTAAGAGATAGTGTCAAGTATTAAAGATAGCCAAATATTTCTAATAGTTCTGCGCCGCCGGAGTAGATATAATAGCAACCAACTAGCACCAATGCTGGTCCTAGATAGCGGAACACTATCTTGTTGGTTATATGCTCTCCAATGTTATTACTGATCTTTAATAGACCTAGCATAATCACTATGCCTAATCCGATGCCTATGATAGTTCCATTTGAATCTATAGCTGCATTGCTTCTTAGGAACACTGTGCTTTCGATTGCTTCTCTTAATACGATAAGGAAAACTGTGATGTTAGTAGATAAGAAACTAGCTGTATCGAGCTGTTCGACGTGTTCTCGGGCATGTTCGAATATAGCACGACTATTAACGAACACGTAGATTAACACTGCTCCTGCGATGATCTTTAATATGTTTTCTATATTTTCTACGTATTCGGCTAGCACTGCAACTAACTGCCAACCTATTATCATAGTCATTATCCAAGTAGTAAAGAACGTCATGTAGTAGATCGGCTTGTACTCTTTAGGTAATGCTGTGGTTATCATTGCGGTTAGGAGCAGACTTTCAAAGCCTTCTCTCGCTACTATTAGTGCTGTACTGGCTATGGTCTGTGTTATCATAGTCTTATTTAGTCCCTATTTTATGACTGCATCGATTTTAAATCGTACGGTATTTCTGCTATTAATGTAAGGTACTTCGGCAGTTGGTGCTCCACTCAACGATAATAAAGCATCAATTTCATTGAAAAAATCGTTAATATTTTTGCGATCATGAGCACCAACAAAGTATTCAATCCTACGCACATCCTTACCATAATTCCACACTGCTTGGCTGTAAGGACTATATTCACGTGTTTTACTAGTTTTAATCTCTATGTCGTGCCTCTTCGAAGCAGTCTTAACGATGCTACGGATACGTTTGGTTGTGAGTAATCTGTTGCTCATTTTATTAACTTAGCACATACGGTCTAGATCTGTCAAGCAGATAAATATAATCATGACACGACAGAACATTAATATTGGTAGCGGTGAATTAGCGGGTGACGGCGAAAGTATCCGTACAGCTTTTGATAAAACTAACCAGAATTTCGCAGAAGTATATACCAATGTTGGTAATTTAACAACATCAACCCCCAGGATGGCGGTAACAGATGTTGGCCCAACTGGTCCTGCTGTTAAAACAGGTGATCTATGGTATGATGAAGTCAGCGGTAGAACTTATGTTTATTACGATAGCACCTGGGCAGATGCTAGTCCTGGAGTACTAGGACCAACTGGTCCAAGTGGTCCAAGTGCTGATGTTCCTGCTGTTAACTATCGCATCTATGTTAACCCATTCATGCCCGGCGACTATACCGCAACAGGTAGTGTTATCAAACCTTTTAGAACTATAGCCGCAGCATTGAGTCTCGCAAATAGTCTAATAAACAGTTCAACTATACAGCCTAATCTATTCACACCCGTGTTTATCGTACTACAGGGTTCAATAACTGAAAGTATAACATTAACCCGTGGACATGTATTCCTAGTAGGCGACGGTAGTAGTATACATGCTCCTATCTACCTAACAGGCACAGTCACCGTTGATGCTTCAACATACGAACAAGGGTTTGATGATAACCATTTCAGTATACAGGGTATAACCGTCGTAGCACCCCTTAACGGTGTTGGTATACATTTTACCGGAGATGTTGAACAGCAACTATATCTACAGGATGTAGGACTATATGCTAGTGGTACTAGCGGTACTGGACTATTAATGGATAACAGTTCGGGTGATCCAAAGTTTAATCTAGTACATGGTAATAGTATCAAGATAACACACATCGGTTCGGGTGATGTTTACTGTATAGAGGTTTTACACGGACAAGCAGAGTTCTGGGAAGTCGATACTTCAACTACAGGTGCCGAACAGGTTGCTGCGGTCGGCTCTGGCGCTAGCCTAACATTCCATTACAGCCTATTAGAAGCCAGTGGTGAAGTTTGTGTAGAAGCATATGGTACAGGATCATTGAGCCTGTTTAATTGCTTAATTCAGAATCTAGGTGGCGGTGACAGTTATGGTATATGGCTACACAACAACACATCAACCGCTCTAGTATCTAATTGTTATTTTAACGTACAGGGCGGTACACAGAATTCTCGTGCGGTACACGGAATCAGTGGATCCACTCTCTATTACAGTGGTATATCATTTGCACCATCTAGTAATAGAAGGATAGATAGTGCTTTAACAGCACAACCACTACTTACTAGTTTCTCCGCAGTTTAACTATCTCTTTCAAAACTGTAGTTCCACTTAGCACCGCCCCACATCTCACGGACTGAGTCCACCTTAGTCTGTGTACCGCAGTTCTTCTTGATGTGGTTGATGATCAACTCACGACCGTCTTTGCCGTCAAAACGTCCGAAAACGAACTGAGGTAAGAACGAACCCTTTGGGATAGAAGGCATCATGCTTTGAGCAAACTGCTTGCGATCTGCACCAGTTGCTAACACAGTCTGGAAGTATTCCTCATACCAGTTGACTATGCCGTTGATGCCCTTCCAGAAGTCAGTTTCAAATGCTTCTACACGACGCAGATCTTCATCCAGCATGTAGGGCTTAGTGTCATCCAACTTCTCGTTGATCATCAGTTCGATCAAGTTCTTCTCCCACAGCAGGTTGTCCTTGGTCTTGTGGATACGAACATACCAATCACCCTTGATCTTGAGCATATGCCCGTCGTCGAAGCGGATGATCCAACCTTCAGCATCAGCCATAGCACGAGTCTCAGCGATCAAGTGCTCCATGTTCTCAGTAGTGCCAGCATAAATCTTTACAAGATCTATGTTATAATTAACAGAAAACCCAGCAAGGTCCTGGTAAGCACTAAAATATGGAACGTATTCTCCAGTAACATTATTGCGAATTGCAATCAATACCAGTCGATCTTCAGGATAGTCGATCACAATACGCTGCTTACGGCTACACCACTCGAAGATAGGAGTAAATCCCTGCTCCATTATTACCTCAGCAAACTCTGCATAGTTAGGATGATGAGCAACAAACTCCTCAGCCTGCATGGATACCTCAGTGATACCCATCTTGGTTCCCCAACGGATACCAGCCGCAGTAAACACAGGAGTGATCATGCTGCCGTCTAACTTCTCCAAGATCACATGAGGTTGCCCCAAGTCGATCTTGTGAGCAAGAGTCTCGTCACGCTCGTTGACGTTGAAGAACTTGTGTAAACGACGGCTCATGATGCGTCCGTCAGGATAGAACAGTAAGCCACGGCACTCGCGACGGATTGCTTTGATACGATCTGCTTCTTCACGCATCTTAGCACTTCCGCCTGTAGTACGAACTTCAGGGAAAGTGTCTGCCATAGATACCATGTAGTTGACCACAGTACCCCACTCGCGATTAGCCACGATGAACTCGTCACGGCCCTCGATAGCAGGCAGCACATCAGCCAAGCACTCTATTCGTGGAAATTCATAGTCCATAGCACTCTCCTGTTTATTATGTTATTATAACAGAGATCTAACTATTGTCAAGCGGTTATGATCTCGTGGAAGCCTTCTTCTTCAGTTGGCAGTTTCATGCTGTCACGCATCCCCATAAGGATATGCTGTGGGATGCTCTTGCCAGGACGATCTAATCGACGCTGCCATTCTGCTTCATCTGGTGTAGGAAACACCACAGCGATACGCTCATAGTGATCAGGCACCATATCCAGTTTAGACTTACGGCTCTTTGGAGTTAGATTAGTCTGATCCCAGATCACATCTTCATCTGTCGCGAAGGCATGCTTTGCTCTAGTGTTGGCCATATCTGTAGCGAATTTGATGTTCTCTTTGAAAGCATCATTGTAGGTACGACCCGATGCTGCTGCGGTCTGCTCGATGATATCATCTGTGCTAATAACGGCAGCAGTACCTTCGTATTGTGCTCGCCAGGTGCTCTTACCGCTCGCTGGAACACCGATCAACATATATAACTTTGGCATGATTCTCTCCTATAGTGTATTATACGATCTATAGGCTATATGTCAATGGCTAATTTCTGTTAGGTTGTTTAGGAACGTTTGAGTACATTCAGCCCAGTCATAGCGTTTGCTATCTTCTCGTACTTTGTTTCTATCACAGAGCAATGCCTGTTCTGTAGCATAGGCAAGATCGTCATTCGTGAATCCATTAACACCATTGACAACGACATCACGTGGGCCAGTCACTGGATACGCTGCTACTGGAGTGCCACTGGCTATGGCTTCTAACATGACTACGCCGAACGTATCTGTCTTGCTGGGAAACACGAATACATCAGCAGCCGCATAGAAGTTGGCCAACTCTTCTCCCTGTTTGAATCCGATATATATCACGTTAGGATAACGACTCTTAAGTTCCGTAAGCATCGGTCCATCACCGACAAGTATCTTAGTACCGCGTACCTTTAGTTCGCAGAAGTCCTCTAGTCCTTTTTCTTTGCTCGCTCGGCTAACACAGAGTATGATAGGACCTTGATAACTTAAACGCTTACGCTTATCGGGATTAAACAGTTCTCTGTCTACTCCCCTGTTCCATACTGCTAAGTTTTTGAAACCTCTTTCAGTTAGATCATCTGCCATATCTTGATTAGTGACTAACACACGAGTGCTGAACTTATGGAATAAACGCATGGCCCAATAGCCCACGGTTAATGGAATATTATAGTGTTGATATAGATATTCTGGGAACTTAGTGTGATAGGAAGTGTTATGTGGTATGCTGCGTTTATCTACTTTACAATACCAACGTGCTGCTAATCCAAGTGGGCCTTCTGTGGCGATATGTATAGCATCAGGTTGGAACTGTTCTATCATCTTGCCTACACGCCATATGTCCCAACTGAGTCGCACTTCTTTGTATCCTGGTGCTCCAATGGTCCTAAACTGACTTGGTTCGATAACCTGTACAGTATGTCCCCGGGATCTCAATATATCTACTGTGTTTGTTAGTGTAGTGACTACGCCATTTATGCTAGGTAGCCAAGTATCTGTTACAAGACTAATTTTCATCGCTTTTCACACTTTCCAATTACTTTGAAACTATCAAATTTTAACCAATAGGTCATAGTCTTCAATGATGTCTTACAGGCTTCTTCGGTAGGAAATTCTAGTGTAACTCTACCTGGTATGTCTTGCGGATCATTGATCTTTATCGCTAACAGGACCAGCAGCCACATTGCTTTCCGTCTCCGCCCAACGTATGATACGCCATTCGCCTTCTAGTGTTTCCACTAGAGCCGTACAACTCTCGACCCAATCGCCACAGTTCATATAGGCGATACCATTGAAATTGGTTATGTTGGCACTGTGTATATGTCCACAGATTATACCATCGACTTCCTGTGTACGAGCATAATTCGCTAGGGTAGTTTCGTATTCGCCTATAAAGTTAACTGCGGATTTAACACGCTGTTTAGCCCAAGCACTGAGACTCCAATAGGGTCTACGTAATAGTCTACGGAACCAATTAACTATGCCGTTAGCACTGATCGCTAGATCGTACGCCCCACTGCCGAGGTGTGCTAGCCATTTGGCTTTGCGTATCACTACATCGAACTGATCGCCATGTATGACTAATATAGGATTACCTTTGGAATCTATGTATGTATATTGATCAACTAGTATTATATTACCGAAGAATTGATCTGTGAAGTTACGCATTATCTCATCGTGGTTGCCAGGTATATAGACTATCTCAGTCCCTTTGCGTCCTTTACGTAATATCTTCTGTATCACATCATTGTGGCTCTGTGGCCAATATAAGTTCTTAGTCATGTACCAGCAGTCTACTATATCACCTACTAGGTATAGGTGTTCGCTTTCTGTATCTCTTAAAAATTCTAGTAGTTTGTCGGCTTGGCAACTCTTAGTGCCGAGGTGTACATCGCTGATAAAGATTGAACGATAGTTTGTTGTCATCTCGTGTATTTACCGTGTTCATAAGGAGAGAGCGAATTGATCGCTCTCTTTAGTTCTTTTTATGATTAGTGATGATCGTCTTCTGATTCTTCTTCGTGTACGACATCTACTGAATCTTCTTCAATTTCGTCGTCTTCGAATTCTTCTTCCATATCTTCTAGGACTTCGTCTGAATCTTCTTCTTCTGATTCATCTTCGTCCTCGAGATCTTCTTCTTCAGAATCTTCTTCGATTACTTCTTCGTCACTATTTACGAGATCATCGTAAATTTCTTCCACAGAATCAATGATTTTATCAAAGAATGACTCGTCTTTTTCGTTCTCGTTGTTATCCATTACCATTTTGACAGCCTCCATAAAAAGAGTGGCAACCTAGTTGCCACAATTATTTAAGTTCTGTACGATGACACTATGATGACAAATAGCAATTTATTTGATAAATTTCCAACTATTTTTAACATCATCCTTTACCTTCTGGGACAATGGAACATAGTCAAGTTCATCTGCCATAGCATCGCCTTTAGTGTATGCCCATTCGAAGAAGTCCAATGCTGCTTTACTTGCTGCTGGGTCTACAGGCTTAACATACATTATGATGTAAGTTGGAGCAGTGATCGGCCAACTGCTATCTTGGAAACTCACCTTACCTGGTTGCTTGCCACCAATAGTAGTATGTGCTAATCCGTTCTGTTTAGCATAAGCATATTCGACATAGCCGATGCTATTCTTTGTCATCTTAACATTACCAGCCACACCGTCGTTGCCTTTAGCACCAACGCCTATAGGCCATTCGACTGCTGTGCCACTGCCGATGTTCTTTGCCCATTCGGCACTTACTTCGCTTAGAAACTTAGTAAACACATAGGTAGTACCTGATCCGTCGCTGCGGCGAACGACCGTAATGCCCGTGTCCGGTAGTTTAACTTTTGGATTCTGTTTAGCGATGCGAGCGTCATTCCATTTAGTAATCTTACCTAAATAGATATCAGCAATAGTAGCACCGTCTAGTTCTAGTTCACCAGCACTTACACCGTCTAGGTTAACGACTACTACATTGCCGCCGATTACTGTTGGAAACTGTATGAGTCCGTTCTTGTCCAGTTCTTTCTGATCTAATGGCATGTCGCTAGCACCAAACGTGACTGTCTTGGCTAGGATCTGCTTAATGCCTGCACCGCTTCCGATGCTCTGGTAGTTGAGGCTGTTGCCAGTCTCTTTCTTATAAGTGTCTGCCCATTTGGCGTAGATTGGGAAGGGGAATGTCGCCCCTGCTCCGCTTATGTCAGCAGCCATAGTAGCCGTAGCGACTAGTATTCCAGTTAGTGCCAGAATCATCCTTTTTAGCATTTTTATCTCCTTTTGCTTTATTGGATTGTAAAATGTTCGCGATATTTAGGTGTTATATCTGATACGGGTAGTACCACTAACACATCTATAGTATTAAATTGTCTATCTATTACAGCACCCGTTCCGAAACGAGCACCGCATCTCATATAACCTTTGATCAATGTAGGCAGACTGTTTAGTGCTGCTTTGTTATCGACATCATTATGGTCTTCTCGTGAATAGCAGTTGTGGTGTGCTGTTGTTTGCCATTCATCTTTAGCCATAGCGTTATCATGTATAAAGGCTAATGCTTGTTTATGCTGTTCTATATTAGTACCTTCGAAACTAGCACAGCCGAACATAGCATCTACCTTCATCTCTCTCACATACCACCATATGCCTCTCCATAGCAGTTCTATGGTACGCTTGTCTCTGTATGCTGAGTCAACACAACTGCGACCCAGTTCAAGAAAACGTTTACCCGGATGGCGTTGTATGAGGCTTTCTACATCAAACTCCTGTTGGCTATAAAATCCGCTGTGTTTCTTTGCTACGTCCTGTAATAGTAAACGATATGTACCTACTATCTTTTCTTTATACTTCTGTTCGGTTCCGAGTATCTTCTTCTTGGGAAACTTAGTATCAACTACTAACAGATGATCGCAATAATCGTCATAGGGATCTATATCCTTTTGATTCAGCATACTCTTTAAATCTGCCAAAGCACCCATTTCTTTGTAGAATATCTTATAACGTAGTTTCTGTGCTTGTTTAATATCTTTCTTAGTCTGTGCTAATCGTATCTCTAGATCGCCAATGCGTCCCAATACTACAGGATATGACTTAGGTAAGAGGAAAGGTATCTTACCGAATATTGACTTTTCTATATCTCTGTTTAAGGTGTTAATCATATATTTGAAGTCTGGAAAGATAGGCGGCTCGATCATACTGTAATCTCCTTATGTAAAATATTTAACATACTAAGATAACAGTATGATGACAATTTCAATCTTTTCTTGGAAATTTTAAAAAATAATAGGTTAAATCTTCTTCTCTGAGATCGGCGTAGATTTTTACTCTATAGCCCATACGCTCATGATCAACTTCGCAGCGAAACACAGGTTTATCTAGGGCATGTTTCATAAGATACTGGGCCTGGTCAGTCTTTTCCCATTCACTTATGGGAAAGGCCGCCATCAGATATGGATCCTCGCTGTCTCCCATAAAGAAACCGTGTACCATCACATTCTTAACAGTTTTATCTTCTTCTCTTACCACGGCCTCCGACCCTTTCCGGTATCCCATCTGAGCAATATGATGCTCAAGATTCTCTTGTCTCCCCCACGCAATTCCCAAAATGGTTCTCCTCCATTAAATCTATTGTGATATAAACAGTCTGGATAGCGTTGGTCCATCCAGTCTTTAAAAGCATGATCTTCCGCTGTGCCTTGGCTCCAGGCAGTCGCATGCCAGCGATCCTCACCCAGGTTAGTATGTATGCGAAACTTCAATTAAACAATACCTTTATCCAACCAACACAGTCCATACTGGCTATCATCAGTCCTGTCGCTAACATTCCGAAACTACCCCTGCTCCACGCACACCAAGCATAGGCCAACGTACCACCGATCCACATAGGATATAGTATGAGGAACGGTAGATGTGGAACAGTCGCATTAACGATAATAGCACAGAACAGACTGTCGAACCAACATATAACTTCTACCATGAAACGGAATTTATTATCCTGCCAATCGGCTTTAATCCATTCCCATATATCAGTCATAGCCACTTCAACGCGAATATCACGCTGTCCTTCTCATCGTAGAAACGTATACAGGTCTTATCACCTTCGCTGTATAGATCCCAACGCTGTGCTTGATCCGTGGGAGGATTGGGCATTTCTTTCTCTAGCCAATCGGCTGCTTCTCGGGCCCGTATTATACCATCCATGCCTGTGCCTATAACGAGATCTGTCACACCCACCTCATTATGAACAGTGTAGCATCACGTTCGTTCCTAAATTTTAGCACAGGTTCGGCTCCCTGGCCCCTCATGCTATAACTCAAGGTCCATTGTATATTTCTATCACGCAGCCATTCAGTCACATCTTCATCATCGATCGTGATTTGTCTTTGAAAGGTGTCAGGATGTCGTAGCAGCAAGGGCTTACGATGTCGTATATCTACCGGTGTCCAATCCCATTCTTCAGTCATGCCCACCTCAACAGGAATAGCGATATATCCTTTTCATTCTTAAACGTCATGACCATACCTTCCCTAGGATGATAACTAAACTGCTGCCAGCACCATTCGTCTATCTCTTCTACTCTGGCACCATAATACCTGTAGTCGAGGATATAAATGACTCTCGAGTCTTGTATTTGGAATTTCATCCCCACCTCAAGATAAACAGTAAAGCATCGTTCTTAGTCTCGAATTCGTAATAGTTCCAAGCAGTCCTTCTGCCTCGATTGGCCTTGACCCATGTTGTCATCTCATCTAACTCATGATCGCCTACCGATAGGAGTATTTCAGTCTCGCCCTGTACAGTACGTTCCCATACTATTATCTCCCAGGATTGGCCCCGCTGTGACAATCTGAGGTCTTTTACCATTTTAACTTAAACCAACTGGCTTCCTTGTCAGTCTGGAGATAGATCCTCAGATTACCCTGTTCTCCATCCCAACACCACTGCGGGTTATTCCAATCTCTACCGTCGGCATAGAATCTCAATTCACAACTCGGTCCCCACTGTACCCAACACCAATTACGGATTTCTACGAATTCCTTTTCTTCAAGGTCGCGACGTGCTATGTAATTCATAAAAGGTTGATTAACACGATCAGGAATGGCAACAAACTTAAACACATCGCTGCCATTATATCGCTTGTCTAACTTCTTGATCTTGAAGGTCATCGTGGGACCGATTGTTTTAACATTTAACAATAATAACAATGATCATGTATTATGTCAAGTGCTAAATATTAGCGTAGTTCGCGATACTGGTAATATCCAACTACTCTAACGCTTTAAAGGAGCATCAGCAATGTATTTACAGAACAAATATACCACATGGTATTATTCTATTATTAATCAAGCAATCAGTCGAACACTCCAGGGTTATACTGAAAAACATCATATTATACCTAAATCATTGGGTGGAACAAATTGTCTTTCTAATTTAGTAATTCTTACTGCACGAGAACATTACATCTGTCATTTATTATTAACTAAGATGACAATCGGCGATGCTAGATTTAAGATGTCCTATGCTTTAATGATGATGTCTATAGGTAATCGATATAATCAAAGATATAATCTAAACAATCGCCAGTATGAGTATGCTAGAAATCTATTGAGTAGCCTAAAAACAGGAAGAAAAAACGGACCAAGCCCAATGCGAGGTAGATCACGTCCTATTATAAGTGATGCTCTTAAAGGTAGAAAACAATCAGAAGAACATATTTTTAATTCTGTCAACGCTAGACGTATATCTCAACAAGGAAAATGTAGTCCTCTAAAAAATAGAAAATGGTGGAACAACGGAACAACTACTAAGATGGCTGTTGAATACCCCGGACCAGACTGGATTTTAGGCAGGAGATTAAGATTATCATCATAAAGATGGTAATCTCTTTTTTATCTCTTCGATGCTTATAGGTGTATAATCAATCTTTTCTACACAGACGTTAAAGTATCTTGGATCATCCACATCGTTGACGTGAGTATGTCCGTGGATATTATAATTGATCTTAAACCCCAATGTGCCAGGGTGAACAGGAACATGACTTAAAAGAACATCAAACTCTGGAAACATGCGCCACATCATTATCTTCTGGAAACATTTCTGTAGGTTCTGATCCTTACCGTTGTCGTGATTGCCCAGGACCAATCGCTTGCGTCCTCTCAATCGTGGTAGGATAGTCATTCCTCTATTGCCGCCCATATAGACATCGCCTAGATGGTATACGATATCATCATCCTTGACCACACTGTTCCACTGAGTGATCATGTGATCATCCATCTCGTCAACGGATGCGAAGCCTGGACGCACTAGGGCACCAGTGGTGCTGTCAGTGAAACGGAGCATGGACTCATGTCCGAAGTGTGTATCTGATACGATGAATATATTTGTCATGCTAGAATATTAACACAGCAAGACTAGATCTGTCAACCTGCGAACAGACCCTTTACCATCTTCAATCCGCTGAGGACTTTTTCTCTGTCTGCTTCAGCACGGGCTTTGGCCTCTGGTGTTTCTGCTTTATCACGCTTCTTAGCATTAACATCTATCATAGCCTTCTCTTCATATCTGCGTTCGAACTGATTGATGAAGTCCTCTGCCGATTGGAACTTAGACAGTATATCCTTACCAATCATACCGTTGGTTTCGAAACTCTTAGCCAAGCCCTTGACACCATTGACTAACTTAGCGATCTTAACATCGTTGACATCATTGCCTGGGAACTGTTTCAATAATGGATCTGCTACTGGATTTTGTACGCCCATACGTTTGGCTAGATACATGAAGATATCGTAGATATAGGTCTTTGGATTAGTAGTGACTGTTATAGTAGTCGTGCCCTTCTGCTTGCTGAAAGGAACGTGTTGATCATCTATTACTTTTAATTGGACGCCGGCGTGCTGTATGCTCATGTCCATAATCTCGCCCATGACGCTATACATATTACCAGTCAGTAGTCCTTTGACTCCACGCTCCGGAGTCACGCGACTAGCACCCCAATCCTTCATCTTTGGCTCGTGCCACATGAAGTCTACTTGGACATAAGCATCCTTACCTATCTCAACGATTGGATGTCCAGGCTTGCTTTCAACGTCGTGTATATAACTAGGGCGACGTTGCTTAACGAATTCATCTGCTAGTTTATTCCAATGTGCTGTGAACTGTCCGTAGGATAGTCCTTCTACTGGTGGAGCGATCATCTGTAGATCCACATCACCATAGACCTTATCTGGATCTTCCTGCGAGTCTTTCTCGTGATAAGCACCCGATCCTGTGGGCTTGCCCATCTCTACTTTACCGTAGCCCTTGTCGCCCAACCAGACGTTGAAGTCGTTAACGAACTGTTGGACTTTGTTTAATACGATCTTGACTACAGCAGGTTTGATAACAGTGCCCTGTGTGACTGTAGTATCCCAACCGCCTTCGAATAATTCTCTTAATAGCATTGTTTATTTATAACCACTTGAGGATGAATTGGGTTTTGTATTTCTCTTCCCAGAAGTCGATGTAGACACCCTCGTGCCAGTTGGGTTTTGTACGGCATACGAATCCCAATTTACGACGTTGGACGTGGCCGATACAGATGCTAATACCATACTGGTTTATCATCTTCATTCTTATATTTTTCCAATCGTAATCAGTCAGTTCTAAGGGTTTGATGCGGTTATCCATCTATGAGAACTTTAGTTTGAACATAAGATACAGTTTCGGATCGAGATAGTATGTTGTGCGATCATGTGGCTTTTCCATGTTGTACCATCCAGTGGGTTGTTTTCTCACCCAAGAATGTAGATCCTCAGACTCGTCAGTAGCGGTCCAGTCTGGGTCATCAAAACAATGGACTTTATTCTTATATATGAATAATTCGTATTGTCCATTCCTTGGAAAAGTTTTTGTTTTCATGACCACCTCAATAGGAACATAAATCTATCTGCTTCATTGGGTATAATCAACATGTCACCCAAACGTAATTCACGGTCCTCAGGAACAGAGATACCCGGAGTGGTTCGTATCTTATCACTGTTAGTTCTTGCCCACACATCGTCCATTAACATCAGCAGTTCCGGAGCACCTAAATCATCACAGAAAACGAATTTTGTCATGAATACCTCAGCAGGAATAGGGTGATGTCCTGTTCAGTAGGAAACTCTACTATTGCCACACCTTTTCTGGTCTTTATCAATTTAGCATTGTATTCTTGGCCCAGTTTCTGGTTCACATTTTCCCATAGATTTCCCCCCCCAAAATCAATATCATCACGGTTGATGAAGTTGGCAAAGAACTGATGGTAGTGGCCTCTGCCGTCTGGATCCTGATAACTCACTCGCAACTGTGCCATCAACTCCACCTCATCAAAAACAGAGATATATATTTCTCATCATCAAATGCTAACATACCTCCTGTTAGAAAGTCCACCTTGATATTGTGTTCATCGCACCATGCTAACATAGGTCTTATGTCGTCGTATCGAGCATTGCGATCCGGCATCATGGCCTGTGTAAAACTCGTGGGGTAAGGATTACGGGGGATATATCCCAACAGCCATTTTGGATTAGCATCTATCTTACGCCATGATATCTTCGTAGTCATGACCACCTCAATAGGAACAGCACAGCATCCGCCTCTTCGGCGAAGAAATAATCGATCTCAGTATCATAGCGGGTGTAGAATGTACGATTTGGCTCGTTTGGTTTGTTGGTTATATAACTGGGACAATGCTCTTTCACCCACGCTAACGCAAGCCAATTGGGATCGTATGGCACGGTGATACGAATCATGACGACCACCTCAATAGGAACAACATCTTGAGTTGTTCGTTTTCAAAAAATATACGAGGCGTCCAACCTGACATATAAACATAACGATTAGGCATTTTCATATCTAACCAATCAACTAAGGCCAATACACCATTGTAGGAGTTAGGCATATCATGACATGGATACTTGGCTTTTATGAAGTCATTTTCATGTTGATGGCCTTTACGATCGTTTAATCTGAGGAACTGCTTGTATTGGGCCTTGCTCATTTTTACCCTAGCCCTTTTAAAGATAGCCTCTTCTGAGATGCTAACTCCCATGATATCTCTAGCTATGAGGTTTGGCATTGTCTTACGAATCATAGACAATAATACAGGATTGATATTCATGACCACCTCAATGCGAAGAACACAGCATCTTGTTCATAGTAGGATATATCAAGTCGGGTCATATTATCCTATACCCCTGCGGTATTCTATATGGCCTGCTCTTAAGTATCTGGAAAGTTATCCAATAATATGAACCATCTCTGGGCAATACCTCCGTAGTAGCATCGTTTCGATTCTTGATATAGAAGAATGATCCGTCACTACGACATTCGATAATATAATCACTATCATATGATATACGCATACGGCAGTGATCTGATAACCAATACTTGTGATTCTCATACCTATCAATGAGATGCTCATTTATTTCAAATAGATATGTCATGACCACCTCAATGCGAACAGCATAGCATCTTCGCTATTACGAAAGTGGAACTTATAATGAGCATGATCACGGGGACCACACCAGAAGCAACACCAAGAGCCTGTACGATAACCCACAGCCTCCCAGCGGGGTCCGAACTTTTCCTCACACCATGCCTTGCTCTCTCGGAACAACTGATCATGTGTCGATCGGTCAGGATTTCTTCCCTTCTTTACACGAATAGCATAAGGCCAATCAGAAGGCATGGATTTGTTCATCTAACATAACCTTCTTGACTACTTTGTGTAAACCTGGATTCACTCGCAGCATATTGGGCACGAGGAACAGCCTAACCAACACACGCCCGAACTTGGTATTGGGATCGTCATTGGTTGGATCGTTGATATAGGGAACCGTATGTCGCATAGCCCAATCCAAGAACTCCTGCTTGCGATTCAGCCTGAACGGACGGAACACATTAGTATGGCGATAGTTGATAACACGAGGACGATCCCCGTGGCAGGCAGTGAACGCCCATTCTTCCACACAGTCATCCAAGTGATGTGCCATAGCGATCTCTGTGTCCTGTGCTTTGAAGAAAGCATAACGCTCGTCACGCCAGAACTCTTCCCAACTCTTACTCTTGGGCTTTTCCTTCTGTAGGAAGTCAATAGTGAACGGTAAGTTATGCTTCTGGCAATAGTCAACGACCAACGCCATAGCCTTAGCACCATACTCAGTCCCGTGGTTGTAGTGGTACACATGGACATCGTGCTTGCGACGCAAGAAATCCAATGCGACCATGCTGTCAACACCGCCGCTGACTGCTACACCAACCTTACGAGGGATCGTTCCCTGGATCTTTAGCATTTTCTCTCTCTGCTGCTTTGCCTAATACGTAGAGATATACTTCGTTATTCAGATCTTCATACCACTCGCTGATATAAAAACTCAACACTGTTGCTCCTGCGAATGTCCACCAATCTTCTGTTAGCCCCAACTTAATTAGGATCGCATTTACTAACAGGCTCAATGGAAACATAACTATCGAGAACTTGGCCACGAGGTACAGTATAAAAGAAGGTCGTTCAACATCACTCATCATTTAATCTCTTTCCCTTTTTGATCATGTTAGTAAGATCTCGATTACGGTAGTCTTGCTCTTTGCGGGAGATTGCTTTTTCAGATGTAGCACCCAACACGAACAGGTATTGTCGTGCCTGGTACCACCCTCTGAGGAAGGTGTGTAGTTCCTCTGCTGTTCCACTGGCTAATGCGATGTCGCGTGTGTAGACGGGCAAGTGTTCGCCATGTGTGACTAGAGACAACACGTTTCCGCTTGAGATCCAGTCATGCGGCCCAACTTTGAGTTTCAAGCCATTGTGTTCCGCCATATCCTCGAGGTCTCGGAGTTTCTTGTAATGATATGCTGTGGTTTCCATCTTACGCTCCTATTATTATGTATAATAGCACAAGACTCGCAGGACGTCAACTGCCTATGCGGTACGATCCATTTACCACAGTTACAGGTATTGGCTGTTGGTATGTCTCGAACCAATCCCAACCCTGCTTTAACTCTTTCCAAAACAGATAGTCCTTGTGATCGCTACGGCCTGACATGCCCCAGAAGTTCATACGGAATGGATATATCTGTAGTTGGACTTCTCTCTGTCCACCCTGTAGGGCATCACGCACAGCAGCATATACTTCTTCCATATGCTGATCCGTTATAGCATAACAGCCGATACTAGAACAAGCACCGTGTATCATAAGCGAGTCACCTGTATAACGATGATAACGATCACGAGCATTTGGAAAGCCCGTGTTGATAGACAAGTATTCTTTGCTAAACGGATTGAGGCTGCTCTGTGTTATAGTGTAGAAGCCCTCGGGTGCTTGCCTATCTCCCGTCTTACGCTTTGGTCCCAGTTCTCCACTGAAGGTACAGATTGGATAGGTCTTAACACGAGTCCAGCCTCGGGAACCTTGCCGCCACAGTTCCAGTTCGTGTGTGTCTTTGATGATGCGTATCATCGCAGGATCATTAGGGCTTGTTGCTACCGTAGAACTCGCCTGTTTAACAAGGCCCCGCTGTGGATTATTACGGCTGTATTGCAACTGCTTGTCGTTCGTAGACACACAGCCACAGAGCAACACTGCTAGAAACATTATATATATCGTCCGCATGATTATTCCCTAATAAAGTCGTAGATGATGATAGCGGTCATCACAAGGGTAGGAATACCGATTAGGCAGACCGCCGCTGCGAAATA